TGCTGGTGCGTCTGACGCTATTACTGCTGACGGTTTAACAACTGCTAATGCAAACAGATATTACAGAAAAGTTCAAATTGCGAACTTAATGTAATACTTGTTACAAACAAATTTAAAAGGGCGGCCCTAAAAAGTCGCCCTTTTTTTTAGCATAAATAAAAGTATGAAAACACCATATAAAGAAATTTTAGGAGTACTAGCTGTAATTTTGTTTATGACACTTGTTGCACAAGGGTTAAATTATCTTAATCCTAAACCAAATGTATTAGAAGAATTAGAAGAAAAGATTAAAAAAGTAGAACAAAAAGAGATTATTTTAACTGAACCTGAAAAACAACTAGAAAAACAAGCTACTGAGAAAGAGTGGCAAGAAGTAGATAAACAAACAGATAAATAGTAGTATGACTACTACAAACTCATACAATAGACAACCTACTAAGTTGGACTATGCAAGTCCTACACAGTTTAAGTTTGGTATTATTAAACTACCAAAAGTAGAATATTTTTGTACAGCTGCAAATATACCTGGTATCACACTAGGAACTTCAAATTTAGCTACACCATTTAAAGATGTACCAATGCCTGGTGATAAACTAGACTATGATACTTTAAACATATCTTTTTTAGTAGATGAAAATTTAGAAAACTATAGAGAAATACATGGATGGATGACAGGTCTTGGATTTCCAAAAGATTATTCTCAATATAGAACTTTGCAAAGTGCTGGAACAGATAGATACCCAACAACAACAAACGAAACTTATTCAAGTGAAATAGGAGTAACTTCTAAAAATACACCTGATGATGGTGGTTTGTATTCAGATGCTACATTGTTTGTATTGACAAGTAAAAATAATGCCAATATAGAAATACGTTTTAGAGATATATATCCAATCTCTTTATCAGGATTAGATTATAATCAACAAGCTACTGACGTTGACTACTTAACAGCCAGTGTTACGTTTCAATATAAAATTTATGAATTTGCAAATATAAGTGCTAGTGGTACTATAGAAACTACTTCTTAATTACCTACTAAATAATTAAAACAATATAATGGAGATATTATGACCTTTGATGAATTGCAGGCGTTAGCCGAAAAAGACCTCAAGTTAAATGATACTGAACTTGATTTAGAATCATTAAAAACACCACAACTACATAACAAATATTGTAAGTTTCATAATCAATATATTAATCTATTAAAAAAGACCGAGCAAGATAGAGATAGATTATTAAGAGAAAAATGGGAATACTATACTGGTAAAGCCGATCCACAAATCTACCAAGAAAAACCTTTTAATATAAAGTTACTCAAACAAGATGTTGACAAATATATTAAAGCAGATGATGATCTAATTAAACTAGAACAAAAGGTAACCTATATACAAAGTGTTGTGGATTACTTAGATAAAACAATTCGTATTATTTCAAATCGTACATTTCAAATTAAAAATGCCATAGAGTGGAAAAAGTTTACTTCTGGTATTATCTAAAATGCAAAATATTATCGTTGACAAAATCAATGACGTATATATTCGTATAGATGCTGACGCTTCTATTCGTAGAGAACTTTCAGATTATTTTTCATTTGAAGTTCCTGGTTATAAGTTTACGCCACAGTTTCGTAATAGAGTTTGGGATGGCAAAATAAGATTATATTCGTATGCTACAGGTCAAATGTACGTAGGACTATACCCATATCTAAAAGATTGGTGTAAAAAGAAAGATGTTCATATAGTTGAATCTAGTGATATTTTAACACGTAGCAACGTCTCAGCCGCCGATATAGAGGGTATGATTGAGGAGTACGATCTATCTATTAAACCTAGAGATTATCAAATAGAAGCGTATAAATTTGCTTTAGAGTGTGAACGAGGACTAATTTTATCACCTACAGCTTCAGGCAAATCACTTATCATCTATATGTTGGTAAGACATTATTTAAATATGATAAACAATAACATTTTAATTATAGTACCTACAACATCATTAGTAGAACAATTATATAAAGATTTTAAGGACTATGGATATGACGTAGAAACAAATGTCAGTAGAAAATACCACGGTTATGATATTGATGATAATAAACGAATAGTTATATCCACATGGCAGTCATTATATAAAATGCCTAAAAAGTTTTTTGAAGATTACGGTGCGGTTATAGGTGATGAAGCACATTTATTTAAGGCCGTATCATTAACAAAGATTATGACTAAACTTACAGATTGTAAATATCGAATAGGACTTACGGGTACTTTAGATGATAGTAAAACACACAAATTAGTATTGACAGGTTTATTTGGTATAGTCAATAGAGTTGTATCGACAAAAGAACTCATTGATAGAAAACAGTTAGCAAATCTAAAAGTAGTTTGTTTAAACTTAAAATATCCAGAAGAAGAATCTAAAAAGGTATATGGTGTAAAATATTTTGAAGAATTAGAATATCTTACTCAAAATAAGGCTCGTAATAAATACATACGAAATCTTACCTTGGCACTAAACGGCAATACTTTATGTTTGTTTCAGTTAGTTGAAAAACACGGTGAAATTTTATTTAACTTAATTAAAGAAAAAGCAGATCCTAAACGAAAAGTGTTTTTTGTTTATGGTGGAACAGAAACAGATGATAGAGAAAAAATTAGAGCAATCACAGAAAAGTCGGATAACGCAATTATTATCGCTTCTTTCGGGACGTTCAGCACTGGTATCAATATTCGTAATTTACACAACATTATTTTTAGTAGCCCTAGTAAAAGCCCTATAAGAGTATTACAAAGTATTGGCCGTGGTTTAAGAGTTGGTGATAAAAAACAATCAGCAACAGTCTATGATATTTCTGACGATTTAACCTATAAAGATAAAAAGAATTTTACCTTAACCCATTTTCAGGAAAGAGTTAATATTTACAATAGAGAAAACTTTAACTACGAAATTCACACCGTAAATTTAGATAAATAGTTATATGAAAACTTTAGACATTAAAAATGCTAAAATCATACGTTTAGTTTCTGGAGAAGAAATTGCCTGTAAACTAGATGACTCAAGTGCTGAAGAAGCTGTAAAAAAATCTCGTTTAATTAGATTAAAGGATCCTATGTTAATTAAATATGTTCCTCAATTTACTGAAGGAGGTATTGCAGATTATATAGCCTTGGTGCGTTGGGTAGGTTTTACTAGAGATAAAGTAGTTACCATACCCATAGATAAAATTCTTACTATCTGTAATGCAACTCCTGAATTTAATGAAAGATACACACAGATTGTAGGTAAGCTAGAAAATGTTAAGGATAATCTTCCTTCTTATATAGAAAGAAATCTTAAAAAGGAGGAGTGGGATAACTCGGAACAATATGATGATATTGATAAAGAAAAACTAGAACAGATAAATGATATGTTAAATATGCCTAGTAAAAAGATACACTAATTAGGTAGCTGGTTCTCGGTAACAACCCACATGGGTATTATAACAATGAATTTAAATTATGTCAAGCGACTATGAAAATTAGATTTTATAAAAGATTAGATGGTATGAGATGGTTAGGTTTTGTACTGGCCATGATAGGTGCTTATATACTTTCAAATGCAAATCCAGCTACACAATGGGTAGGATGGGCAATTGCAACAGTATCTTGTAGTATATGGATATACATGGGCATAAAAGATAAAGACATACCTAGAGCATTAATGGAACTTATGTACTTAATACTTGCGTTAAGAGCCATTTATAACTGGTTAATATGAAAAAAGTTAAGTGGATAATAAAAGCAACGTATAATAGTGATAATCCTAAGAAGTATTGTCAAGTTACTTATCCTTTTACAGGCACACCTAAATCACTTGAAAAAAAGATTTGGAAACACTATAATGAAAACTATGAAGAATATGGCAAAGCAGAGGCCGTAGAGGTAGAACTTATAACGTAAACCGTTGACAAAAACAATAAAATATACTATAATAATATTATGACTAGAACAAGAAAAAAATCTGAACATTATGTAGATAACAAAAAGTTTCTACAGGCGATGATAGAATACAAGGACAAGTGTGATAAGGCCGAAAAAAGAAATAGAAAGGCACCACCAGTTACAAATTATATTGGTGAATGTTTTTTAAAGATCGCAAATCACTTATCTTATAGACCTAATTTTATTAACTATACTTTTAGAGATGATATGATTTCTGATGGTATAGAAAACTGTTTACAATATCTTAAAAACTTTAATCCTAAGAAATCA